TACATTTCCTGAGTAAGTAGCTGAATGGTAGGCAAATTCTAACCAATCAACATCTCCTACGTTTATATCTATTTGAACATTTTGACCTACTGGTTGTTTTTGCTCATCGTATTGCGGAAATAGCAAGAATAAAGCTCCTGCTCCTGATCCTTTAACATCAGCTACTATTTCTGTATCTGCATCTGCTATCTTTTGGGCTATTGATACAATTACTGATCTTTTGATTAACTGATCATCTGATGATGTTCTAGCTCTTTTCTTAAAACCTGCAAACAGGTTTTGGATATGAGCTTCGTCAAGACCCCAATCATTTATATCATCAAAAGAAGTGCCCGATAAAGCAAGATCAATATCTCCTGAATAGTCTTTCTTACCAACAGAGCCTAGAGTCTTCATTTCTCTGAAGTATGGTTCTGCTTTAGGAAAGATTCCTTTGAACTGTCTAAAAAATTCTAAAAGAGTTGGCTTTATGTGCTCTTTCTTTATCGGTGCTGTACTGTCGAATACATTTCCTCCCATATCTTTATTTCTTATTTATCTAAATATAGTACTTTATTGCTTAAGATGCAACAATTATATTAAATAAATAGGATTAAAGTTTGATTGTTGTTGGGAAGCTATTAAAGACTGGTTCAGTTGTTGGGTGTTCCATCTCGTATAATTTATAGATAAGCTTAAACAATTCAAAGTTCTTATCGATATCATCTATTTGTTTTAATTCCCATCCTTTACCGAAAAACTCTCCTTCTTTTTTACTCTCAGATCTCTTGGTTGATTTTAACCAAAGTACTGCTGTTCTATCGATCTTAATTCCTTTTACTTCTTCGATTGCTTTTGCATAAGCAGCTAATTGTAAGTCATAAGACTTATGTAGGCTGTTAGATGTTTTCATATCAATCAACCAAGTCTCTTCTCCTATTTTAACAACTAAATCGGCAGTACCTGCATACTTATGAGTATCTGAGTAGGTAAACTCTTCGGTGTAAATAAGTTCCGGTTTAGCCATATCCCAAAAGCGTTTAAACTTTATAACCATTCCCCATACTAATTGATTGTATCTAGCATTTCCGTAATCATCCATCCAAGAGATTTCTTCTCCTAATAGTAACTGCTCAATTGCATTATGTGTTTGAGTACCTTCGTCACCTGCTCTTCTCATTATGATATCAGCATTATGACCTACATCTTTCATCCATGTTTCAAAGAACTTATTCTTTGGCATATATTGCAAGACGGTTGTAACCGAAGGGTAGTAAACTCCTTCTCCTCTTTGATAAACCCTTCTATCTAAAAAATTAATTTGTTTTAGATCAGGATTAAATGATAACCTTTTCTTTGCATTCTCTGTTAAAATGTTAGTTCCTTTTTGTATCATATTACGATAGTTTATAGCGTAAGAGTTTTCCTAAGTCCATCTCCTCTGCATATTGTATAAAGCGGGTAAAGTCCTGGAATCCCATTTCACTAGGATCTTTTTCCTGGATATCTACTAGGTAGACTCTTTTGCCCATATTTAAAAATTGTTCTGTGTATTGTAATGCTTTCTTAAAAGCATCTTTATCTAACGCTATGTAAATGTCTTCTACCTTACTTGATACAAGCTTCATAATTAAGCTCTTAGATAAGGTCTTTCCCAGTACAGGGATAGCGTTTCTTTTAACTGCTATAGCATCAAAGACTCCTTCTACTAAGACTACCGGCTGATCCCAATTTACTAAGTTTTCAAAGATAATTATATCTTTAGAAGCTTCTGGATTTCTATACTTGTGGTAAGCATTTTCAAAGGTTCTTGCTACGAAGAAGTTTAATTGGTTATTCTCGTTATAAGAAGGTATTATGATTCTATCTTGATATTCTCCCGATGTGCAATAACCTATATTGTATTTTAAGAAGTCTCTATCTGTTAATTTCCTCTTATAGAGGTATTTTCTGACTTTATTAGCTATAATACTTGTAGTAGAAGCATCGTATAGTGCTTGAAATTCCTTAGGAAGCTCTACTGCAGCTACTTGAACATACTGTCTTTCTTCTCCTTTACCTAAGTATTTAAGTATTTCATGAGCTTGTTCGGAAGGTACTGCTAATTGCTTTAGTAGAGAACGAATTGTTCTACCTTTAAACCCACATACCCAACATTCGAAAGGATTATGACCTTTCTCATCGGTATCGAAGTTTATTTCTAGTTTTGGTTTTTGATGATTACATTTAGGACAAGTAAAGGCATAGTTACCTCTTGCTCTTTTATGTGATTTACCTAAAACATTTTCTATAAAACCTAATAAGATTAGATTACTCATACACGCATAACTAGTTAATATTCGTAATATACGAAAAAAGGCTCGTATTACCAAGCCTCTTTTTGTTTATTATACGTCTGTCATTTTCAGATTACCAGCTTTATCTCTCATAAAGTTATCTGGTCTGATGTCTAGTTCTTCTGGATCTATTCCTAGCATTTCTGCTTCGGCCTCTAATCCCTCTATAAACTCCTCCGATACCTCTTCTGTATTTCTTTCCATATCGGGCATAGTTATTATACCTAATTTAGGATCCTTTACTTCTACATCTAAGATCGGTACGAAGTATTTAGTTTTTTTACCTTTAAGTATTAGAGCATGTTCTATCTCTACTTCATCGGTAGTTACTTTTTTTACAACATCTCCTACTAAATAAGCTGCACCGTAATCTCCTGAACCTAAGAATTTTCCTCCTTGACCTATAATAGTATCAACTTGTTCTTTATATTCTCGGGTAGGTTCTAGTATCTCTTTTAGTAATGAGAATACAGTGATCATTACGATCCTGCTCTTTGTTGAGCGTCTACTTCTGATCCTGTTTTAGAAAGTCCTTTACTTAGGCTTCTAGTTTTAGCGATGTTTAAACCTGTTTTAAGAGCTAGTGCTACACCTGGAGCTGCTGCTAAAGCACCTGTTAATACCTTTTGTAACATATCTGCATCTAAGTTAGATATTTGACTGATAATATCTTGGATACTTTCGTCTACTTGTTTAACTGGAGCTGGTCTGTTAGCTAATTCTTCTCTGATGATTTCTCTTAATTGTGATCTTTTCATTTTATAGTTCGTTTATTTTTATTCTTAAATTTTGTGTACCTTTAATTAACCTGTGGTACGTTTCTCTAGGTATAAATATCTTATCTTTTATTAAAAAAGGTATTTCATTATCAAATTGAAACTTCCAATCAGTAGGTTCAAGTAACTCTACTTCCCTATCTCTCCTATCTCTATGCCAGACTAATTCTTCTTCATCTACAGTTTCTAAAAACTCTCGATAAAGAGTATTACCTGTTTCTAATTGAGAGTATGGTCTATCCAAAATAGTTTTCTTCGTAGTAAAGTACATCAAGTTTATTAGATACATCTACTAATTGAGCTGCTGCTAATAAGTCTGAGTATTCTGCTACTGATGCTGTTTGCCCTACTCTTAGTTCTTGTAAGAAATCAAAGGTTGCAATATCCATTGGGAATACAGAAGCTGAATTGCTATTGTATTGTAAGAATAAATTATACTCTAATTTATAAGCTTTATTAACGATATCGATTAAGTGGCTAAATTGAGGTTGCATTTGAATTGCAGGAATAACTGGTAATACATTCCAATCTACTAAGTACTTTTGTACTTTTTCTGCATGAGTTAATTCTGTTGCTGCTTCAGCTTCAAAGAATACTGCTGCTTTCTTGTAGCCTTTCTCTGCACACCAGTTATGAGCTGCTCTATAAAAGTAATGTGCTGTGTATTCATCTTGAAGTCTATCTTCAAGCATCACTACTACTTCTGCTGCTAATGTGTGAGGTATTAAAATCTCTTCTGGAGATGCGTTTAGTACTTCGTTGATTTGTTTTTTCATTTTCTTATTTATATATAAATATTACCAATACCCTGAGAAGTTTTTAGATCCTCCTAATGATTTCCAATACCTTCCTATATTACATGCCCAGTATCCTGGTTTTGTTTTATCTTTTTTCTTATCGCATTGATGACGAGCAGCAAAAGAACTTCTTGCTCCTGGTTGATCTATCTTTACGTTTAATCCTGTAGTTCCTCCGAAGTTGACCTTCTTTACTTTGCCGTTAGGAGCTTTCACATATACATAAAACTTCTTAGGACCTCCTCTTTTAGGTTTACCTAAGGCAACATCTTCTCCATGATACTTCGCTTCGTACATTTTATCTAGTACGAAATAGTCCCAGAAATCATCTACTCCGGTTGCTCCTTTGAAATCATTTGGAAATGTTGCAATCTCTCCAGATGCATTTGTTGGAGATAATCTTATCACCTCATCTGATACTGCTAATACTCTAAATCTGGTATTATCTAAACCTGTTATAGTCATCCCTGGTTTAACATCTGCTTGATAAGCGAAAGGTACATCTAAAGGAATTCTAACTCCCTCATATACTCCGTATTCGCCTATATCTGTATCCTCTAGTAGACATTCATCAGCTTTATTTAACTGTATTTTACCTTCGCTCCATGCTTGTCTTGCTTCGGCAAACAACTGTATAAAGCTATCAGAAGAGTACCTGTAGACACATTCAGACAACGTCAGTTTGTTATCTAAATGATACTGTAGAGAGGGTAAGCCTATTACTTCTAATAATTTTATCATGCAAAGTCTTTTTTAAAATATCTTCCTTCTATATTATCGTTTATATAAATAGAACCTGGTTCTAATACGCCTTTTAAGAACAAGTATTTATTCTCGTAATAAGTTAAAAGCTTTTTAACTGGTACAAAGATAAGAATTTCTCTTGTGAATTCCGACTGCTTACCCTCTTTTATCATCTCTTTTATTTCTGAGTGAGATCCGTAATAGGTTTTCCAATCTGATTCTCTTTTTACC